CGCTGACTCACATAAAAAGACATTATGTCTACTGCGCGTATCGACCTTCTTCTTGCTTCCTATGACACTATTAACGATAATCCTTCTCCCTCTTTGGGGGAGGAGAATTTCGTCGACGCTGTTGAGGAGTTGGTTGACGAGGTGTATCATCACTTAAGAGATCTTCGCCAGATGTTTTCAGAGCGAAGAACTGATGAGTGGGATGCTTGTTTTGACTGCAATGAAGCTTGTGAGGAATCCTGGGACCTCTTGGAAGAGTTAATCAACCGAGATGGATCAGTTTATACCGCACTGGGCTTCATTGTTAGTCATAAACGTCATCGATTTTATTTTCGTGATATTGCACCTTGTCTCCAACGTCTCTCCGATTGTGATTTGTGCTCCGGTTCTCCGGAGTTCTTGTCATGGTGTCAGGAAGTATTCGAAGCTCTACGACAGTTTGAAATGTGGGCGAGCGGTACTCATGCCGCTAGCGTCATGCTCCACAACTAGTGACCCATTAGTCCAGGCCGGCTTGTAGATCTTGTATCTCTCTAGCCTGGATGGATTGTCCTAGTTCCAAAAATCTATAATCAAATTTCCAATTCGGGTACAACGGGAGGAACGTGAGCTGTGCGTCTGTTAAAGGACTAGGTAAGCGTTCCCGGCGTGGTTTCCATAAGTTTGCGTTATGTCGTAATGCTTTCCACGGCGGACGAAGCTCCTCTTCTACACGCAGATCTTCTAGTTTGATGGATTTGTCAAAGAGCAGGTCTATGCACTTGCTAGCAATAGCATGGTCATACTCCTGCGTCCATTGACCTTTAATGTCGGTGTAGACGGGTGGCTTCATTCTTTCTGATGCAATTTGCCAGATTTTCCATGGTGCCTCATGATATTTTATGTGTTGGGGTCGCTCTGTCTTCCAGTTTCGTAGTATGCGATGAGCTATCCGTCTATCCAAGTCGGATGGCCCACCCCATTCTCCTGCTGGAAGCCCCAGGCCCCCCAGCCATGTTGGTATATACCATGGTACTCTGGCTTCATCAAGAAACTTACGATGATGACGTAGGAAAACTTTCATTAACCTCTTTTCACTGCCCTTCGGCGCGTTCCTAATTAGTGTCTGTGCACGTGTGGATAAATTGGCGTATCTACTGGTCAGGTCGCCGAGACCTGCTTTGCCCGAGCGTTTCATGCCGAGCATAAGCCCTGTATTCACCCACTTATTCATCCGAAACCATTGCAAGCGTAGGGATTTCTTGCCTGTAATCTTGTTAATATATTGAAAGGTTACGGGGTGTTCAAGCCGTTCGAAGGTTACACTGTTCATTTCTATAAATTTATCCGATTCATATGTTTTTCCCACCGACTCGATGAGACCGAATGCTTTTGCTATGATGTTCCATATCTTTTTTGTTCCTTTTTTGCTTTTCATAACGTTATCTTCTCCATTGACCCTGAGAGGTATATCACGTAATAGACGCATACGTCCATTAGTGACCTCCCATGACCAACGGCATACGGTAGCTACTATGAGGCATAGAACGGGGAAGGATGTAATTGAGCCCATAAGCTGTCCGGTTCTTTGTTTTTTTCCATCGAATGTGTGCTCTACTAAGCTCTTGATGAACTCTTGCTTTTCGATATTTCCTAGACCGATGCACTCTGCTATCTCTTCTGCAACAACCCGTGTTGCAGAAGCCTTAACATTGTCAGTAGCGGCTCGGAAGTCTCCGGAAAGGTAGGCTTCATCTTCTTGTAGTTTGGCACCCATTGCGTCAAGCATTTCTTCTTCTGAAATTTGTTCCCCAATGAGTGAAAACGTGGGGTGCTGACGTAGTATGTTGTGGATGTATTTCCATATGTTTCGCATAGCGGTGTAGAGGAATGGGGGACCCTTTGTGATCATTCGGACCTTTAGTGCTTCTGAAAGTGCCACGGGTTTTGCCTGTGGTTCTTCCCTTGTTGCGCTTTTGAGAATTCTGATCCAGAGGGTCTCAAATCTTTTATTGAGTTTTTCTTCTTTTAGTGTAACACGTGTAGTACCCGATTGTGAAATTTCTTCTTCTTCCATAGTTCTCCTTTCTACTTGCACCTCAACCCCTGGCTCACCTCTCAGTCCTTCAAATAGTTCTGGGTGGTCCAAAAGTGTCCCCACTGCACCAGCATCTTGTCGATTGTTGATGTAGTTCGCGCTGGTGGATGGGAAGAAGGGTTTGATGCGATCGCGCCAGGTTATTGTTTTGTTCTGGAAGATCTCGCGTACTGTTCGTCTTAACTCGATTAAACAGTTGAGTTCAGACGTATCAGCCGTAAGGTTTTCTTCCAATTCACTTTCCGCCCATGTCTTTGGCATGAGGCTAACTGGCGGGTCCCATCTGTCCCTTTCTCCTTCTGTCATGTGCTTGAGGTATTTGTCTGTTGCGGTTTTAAGTTCTTTCGGTCCTGGACGGGTCATTCCCTTCTTAGACTGCTTGAGCGATAATAGTATGTCGCCCGCAACCGCTCTATCTCGGAGTTTCATTTTGAGCCAACGTCCGGCTCCTCCCCCAAGGAGGAAGTCGGGTCTGTCAGATATACTGAATGGGTTTTCTGGGAGTTCTTGTTGTTTGTGTACTGCGAAGAATGCTGCTAGTTTGTATTTTGCGGCACTCATCCAGTCCCCCTTCAAATCTTCTGCTAACCTTACCCAGTGATCGACAGTTGCCTCTGTTACCTTCGAGGTAAGTCCAAAGGGTTGCAGTGCAAGTTCTATGGATTTTAAGTTTTTGATTATAGTCTCTCGTAACATCTTTACCAGTGAATGAAATTAAGTTTGCTGTGATTGTACGGGAGGGAGCTGTTTCTACCAACTGTGTCCGGTCTAATAAATCGGTC